TGCCGTCCATGCCTACCATCTGCGTGGTGACTATGTTTTTCGCGCGGCTGATGGCGCACACGGCGTCATTGATTACAAGCGTCTGGCCGTCCTGCTTGCGCAGCGTCAGTTCGCAAAGCACATAACGCCCCTCCCAATAGCTTTTATCGGTTATCGGGCTGCTGACCTCGTGCGGGGTGATACCGCCGCCGTGACCGTCCCAGTTCGGGGCTTGACCCGTGCGCGAGGGCTGCATCCTGTACAGCAGCCCTTTCGCCTGTGTGGCCGCGCCTGCGGCTATGAACATGAAACTTATCGGTGTCATACTACATTGCAAGATTTACGTCGTTAAGGGCTGACAGCAAGGCTTCGCCCACCATATCCTTGACCTTTCCCAAGTCCTCGGACAGGTTGGTGGTGTGTATCTCGAAACGCTCCACCAGCTTGTCCACATTGACCGTTATATTCCTGATTTTACCGCCGCCCTCGCTTTTGCCGCCGCCGACAGTTCCGAGGCTGCCCCCTGTCGGGTCGGGCGGCGTGACAGTCGGCACGTCCACCGTGGGGACTTCACCGCCCGCGGCGTTCGGGTCGGGCTTGCCTTTCTTTTTGGCCTCCTCCGCTTTCTTGCTGGCAGCCATTTCGGCGTTATATGCGTCATTGAACGCCTTGCCGACGTTCGTGCCGAACTCCGAAAAGCCGCCTTTAAGTCTGTTTATGGCGTCTTTGATGCCTTGACCGTCAAGGGAGAAAGCAGCTTTTATAAGGTCGCCAATACTGCCGAAGACGTTTTTAGCCAAATCCCAGATGCCCTTAAATACAGCGACAAAGGACGCGCCCAGACCTTTCAGGGTGGCGCGGAACTTCGCCGAAGTGTTCCAAAAATAGACGCCCAGTGCGATAAGCCCCGCGATTGCCGCGGCTATCCACCCGATAATCGGGATGCTCATAATGGCCACGCTGACCGCACGGCAGGCGGCAGTGGCAGCCAGCTTGAAAGCGCCAAAGGAAGCAGAAGCGACACCCGCGAAAGTGGTCGAGGCTGTCCCGCCCGTGACAAACGACAGAACCAGCGCGCCCAGACCTTTCAGGGCTTGGAATATCCCCACTGTGGCAAACCGAAGCACCGCCAGCGTCGCGCGGGTGATATTGACAAAAAAGCCGTTGGAGGCGAACTGCCCCGTAATAAGCTCTCGGTTCATGAACGCCATTTGCAGGCGGGCGGCATAGATGAAGCCCTGAACGCGCGACCACATGGCAGCCCACTGCAAGCCTTTTATCCATGCCATAAGGTTGCCCATGCCGATAAGCAGCGGCATAAGCTGCGAAAGTGGGACGAGCGCGCCCATAAGCGTGGAAAGCCAGATGCCGAGGTCGCCCGTGGCCTGAAATACGGTTATCTTGAAGTCCTCGAACTGCTGGTTTATACGTGCCTGACGTTCGGCGTAGCTGTCCATGATGATGGCCGCCTGTTCTTCCGCCGAGGCCGTGCCTGTGACGGCGTCGGTGAAGTCCTGCAAACTTTCAGTGCCGTTTATCAGGGCAAGGGCGGCGTTCGCGTTCTCACGGCCGAACAGGGCGGACAGCAGCGCGTCGTCTTTCAGCAGCGGTTTGAGCGTTTCCAAACGTTCTTTCAGTGGCTTCGTCTTATCGGTCAGGGAGGACACGTTGATGCCCGCCTTTTGCAGTTCCTCCTGCGTCTTTTCGGGCAGGAAACGGCCTGCGGCAAGGGTGGAAAGCACGTTGCGCAGGGCGACACCGCCCTCCGAACCTTTCTTGCCCGCCTTGTCGAGCACCTGAATGGCGGCGTTCGTTTCCTCAAAACTGACGTTGGCGGCTTTCGCAGCCATACCGCACTGCTGCAACGCCACTTTGATGGCGGGAAGTTCCGCGGAACCCGCCTGACCAGCCGCGGCCATGACGTTCATCATGCGCGCCATTTCCGCGCTGGCTTTCATCGGGTCGTCAAGGCTGATGCCGTACTGGTTCATGGCGGTGGTCAGAACCTCGGCCGCCGCCACACCGTCACCACCCATCAGTTTGCTGGTGGTGGCGATACAGTTGCCCATCGCCTGCAAAGCCTCGGGGTATTTGCCGAGTTCGGGTGACAGCTGCGAAAGCAGCAGCTTGTAACCCTCGACGGCCTGCGACGCGTCGATACCGAAAGCCTTTGCACTGCTGCGGGCGTAGCCCTCAATCTGTTTCAGACCGTCACCCACGACACCCGCGACGGCACTCAAATCGTGCATCTGGCTGTCAAGCGATATGCCCGAAGACGAAAGGCCGCCCAGCGTGTCGTTGAACTTGCTTACATAGTTACTCGCCAAATCCCAGACTGCAAGCGTCTGACCCAATTTGCCGAGCCAGCTGTGCGTACCCTCCACGGCGGCATTGAAACGGCCTGTACTCTCGGCCATTCCCTCCATCGTGGCGGTAAAATTGCCGCCGACATTAAATTGGTAGTCGAAATTTTGCATAATCGGGTTGTTTTTACTATTTTAGCAACGTGTTACTTTTACACTGTTTTGAATATGGAAAGCATCTTGATTTTTATCGGTAAATGGTTCGTAATGCTGCCTATCTGCATAGGTATCGTTATCATGCCATTTTATCTGCTCGGTGCTTTCGCCCGTGCCGCGTTCAAAGATTTCAGGCGGGCGTCAAGGGCTGGCATTGCCCCCAAACATTCCCGATAGCATTTCTGCAAGGTTCCTGTTTCGGAACTTCTCCAGCCATAACGCCTCGGCGTAATGCGCCGCCCATTCTTCATAACTGCCGACCGTCGGGTCAAGGCCGAGGTTCGCGCGGATTAAGGCACACCCCTTTTGAAAACCGTCCTTATCGTCGTCATCAGAAAGCTGGTGCGCCTCTACAAGTTTTTTAGGCTGCCGAGGCACGAGTTGAACATATTACCCAGCTGCGCGGTCGCCGCCATGAACAACAGCGCGTCTTCACGCATTTCCGTGTCACCGCCCAGAAAACAATTGTCATAAAGCACGGAGGCACTTTTCACCTCGTCGCTTTTGCCGACCTTTGTAACGGCCGACATGGTTTCCAACGAGGGGCGTTTGAAGTAGGCCACATGCAGGTCTTCACCTTCCGTCACGTCAATGCGGATAACACGCTTGTGTACGGCTTTCCATTTGTTGATTTGTTCCTCGGTCACACCGCCATCGTAGGTCTTGCCCTGCGGCTGTTTTGTTTCGTTATTTTCCATGTTCTTTTACTGTCTAATGATTGGTTACTATTTTGCCCATTCGATATGCGACGGCACAAGTTCAAGTTCCACCTCCTGCCCCGTGTCGCCCTCTTTCCACTTGCGGCTGTTACCCGAAAACTGCACGTTGCGGATTTTATCCGTCTTAATGATACCGCTGTCGGGCAGATAGGTGACAGTAATGTCAAAGGGTGCAAGGTCTTGGATGCGGCCGTTCGGGGATTGCGCCTGTATGGCTTCCACTTCCTCCTGATACAGGATGATTTTTGCCGTCGGGGTAATGCGTCCCTTTGCTCGACCGACGGGGTGGCGGCCTGCGCCGTACTTGTTTACCACGTCTTGACTGTCGCCATATTCGATACCCGTAATACCTGTAAGGGGCACGCCGCTGATGGCTGCCACGATGTCAGCCCACGAGTAAAGCATTCCATTGATAAGGGGGATGCCGTTGTTGATTACACTTGCCATTAGTTCCTGAATTTACGCTGCGCTCGGCAACACTAAAATAAATTTGGTGTTGCTCTCACTGGCAGCAAATTTGTTATACTGTTTTAGCAAATCCGATTTTTACTTTGATTTTACGCATGACGCCCACGGCCACCTGTCGGATAACGATTTCCACCTCGCTGGTGCTTAACACATCCTGTTCGGGGTCGATTTCCACCTTGTAGCCCGACAGTTCGCCCGCCTTTTCCATGTCTTCGAGGGCTTTGTTGGCCGTCGTTTCCAGATGGCTGACGCTGTACGCCTGCATTTTGCCCGTGTCAGCGTCGATGTAGATGTTGCCGCCCAATTCGGGGATAAGGTAGGTGCGCACACCGCGCACGGCCTTGTCCATCGTGCGGACGCTTTCTATCATCGCGTAGTCGCTTATGGCACTGTCCATCGTATAGCTGTCGTTCACGTAGCTGCCCGCCTGTCCCACATGGGTGACGAAGAACAGGTAACGCCCGCCGTCCAGCTGCTCGACAAGTGCCTTGTCAAGGTCGCGGTAAAGCGTGCCGTCACCAAAGGCGGGTACATTCACGCCCGTGGGGAAATTCTTGACCCAGCCGATGGACTGATGCACGGCGGCCAAAGAGAGAAGCCCCAGCACCACGCCGATGGCCGACACGGTGTTTTTGGCCGTCTTGTTGGCCTCGGCCGCGTAGAGTTCCGCGCCCGTTCCGCTGCCTGCCTGTGCAATTACGACACTGACGCGGCACTGGTTCGCACCCGCAACGTCCGCGGGCATGTTACCCACGGCGGACACTTTCGGGGCATACAGCACGGAAAGCGGTGCGTTCTGGGTATCGAGCGCGTCGGCGACGCCCTGAATGGCGGTAACGTCGTCCGCGCTGAAAGCCTTGTCGCCGCACCAGATGGCTATCTGGCGAATGCGGCCGCTGGCGAAGTTCTGCACCGTCTTGATTTCGGTAAACTTGTAGCTGGTCGGTTTCGTGAAGATGCCCACGTAAAGCGAAATGCTCGGATTGACGCGGAAAATCTCCGAAAGCTGGTAATGCAGCACTTTCACGCTCCAGCTGGCGGACTTGTCGGTGATGCCCAACGCCTCGGCGGCGTCAATGGTCGAAACGGCCTGCACGTGCGCCGTCTTGAAGCCGTCGGGGATTTCCGCGGCAGCCAGATAGGCGATGAAGCCGGACACATGGTCTTCACCAGCCACGCTTTTGGGCACATTGCCGTTTTGTCTTTCTATTTTTAAGCTGTTCATTACTCCGTCACTTTGATGATTTCCTTACCTGCCAGATCGGCGGCGTGGTGCTGTGCGTCGGAGCGCAACGGGAACGCCTGACCGTCGGACGTTACGAATACTTCTTTGAAGCCGTGCCGCGCGATGGCGGCCTTGCCTGCCTTTTCCAGAACGCTGGCCGTGGGTTTCGGCTTCTTTTCCTCTTTGGCCGCAGCAGCCTTTTTATCGGCCTTTTCAGTTTCAGGCGCGGGCACAACCGCGGCGGTCTTTTCCTCGGCGGGGGCTTCGGTGACGGGCGCGGGGGCGGCCTGTGCCGTCTGTGTTTCAGGGGGCGGGGTTGCCTGTGCGGCGGCCGCTTCTTTTTCCTTGTTCTTGTTCGTTGCCATAATTTTAGCGTTTAATTCGTTTGTAAAATATCCAGATTGCAAAGACGGACACTGCCAGCAGGAACATGCCCGTACCAAGCCGCAGGATGCCTGTACCCGCGCTCGGTTTCTGTTCGGAGGTCTGGACGCTGTCGGACTGCCGTGTGCTGTCCTCGGCCGTGTCGGCCGTTACCTGTGCCTCCGTCTGGACATCGGCCTGCGCCGTCTCGCGGCTCTGCTGTTTCTGCCGATGTTCCTTGTGCAGCACCGCTTTCACGGGCGGCAGCCCTGTGCTGTCGGCGGGCGGCTTGTCGGTGTCGTAAACCACCAAGTCCGTGACCGTTTCGCCCTCGCTGACGGTCAGGCGTTCAAGCATAAGGGCAACCTGTGCGCGCACAAGGCTGTCAAAATGCGCCTGCGCGCTCTCATCTATCCGCGTCTGCACCTCGGTGCGCGTCAGCCGCTTCTGCGGCGAGCAGCTCACGAGAAACAGGGCAGTCGCCAGCCATAGGGCATGACGGTATTTTCTCGACGGCTTTTCGGAATTTGTCCACATCCTTGCGTAATGATTTGATTTCTTTTTCGAGCGGCTTCACTATATTTTCCATAAGTATGCCGCTCGCCTTGCGCACATTCTCCAGCTCGCTGTTCTCCACGTTCGTAAGCGTCTGTTTCATTTCAGCACGCAGTTTGTCGAGTTCAAGCTGGTATTTCTGCCGCAGCACCCTGCTGTTCACCCACGCGCCCAGCGGGGCGGACACGGCCGCCACAAGGGACGACACAATTATGGTTGTAAGTTCTGCGCTCATTGTTTTACTGTTTGATACCTATTTCCAGAAGCCACGCCGCCACATCGAACGACGGGCAGGCTTTCGCCGCGAGCTGGTTGTGCCCCACGATTTTGACGGAGGGGTGGCGCGCGTGGAAGTCAAGCACGTATTTCCTTAACGCCTCTTTCTGCGCAGCCGTGCGGGTGTCTTTCGGCTTCATGCCGGCATCGCAGCCGCCAGCGTAAACGATATGGCGGCTTATGCTGTTATAGCCCGCCGCACCGTTGGTGATTTCCCACGGATCGACATTCGCGTCCTCGTTGTTCGCAACCAGACGCTCCACACGGCCGTCGAGGTGGAACAGGTCGGTATAGCCTACCTGTTTCCAGCCGCGACCCGCAGGAGCGGGCGAAGTGTGCCACCGACGGATGTCGGCCGCACTCACTTCGCGCCCCTCGGGGGTGGCCGTGCAATGGATAACCAGATATTGAAGTTTTGCCATTGTTCACGTCGGGTTAGTTCGCGGTCTTCGCGCTGATGACGGCGGCCGTGCAGTTCTTGTCGGAAAGCGGCAGGCAGATGCCCCATTTGCGGAAGTTCACGAGGTTGCGGTGATAAAGCGGGTCTTTCGACGCCTCGCTGTGGTAGAACTGTACCGAGCCGTTGGCTTTCATCATGCGGCCGACATAGAATGCCACGGACGCCTGCATGTCGGTGTCAGCAGTAGCCGCGCCCCATGCGAGTTTTTTCTTTGTGGTGGCGTTGTAGTACGGCGTGCCGTCATACTCGTAGATGTCGAAGCCGTACAGACGGCAGATTTTGCCCTCGGTCTGGTTGATGTTGTAGTGGTCTTTGAACTTCTGGTCGGTTTCCAGCAGGTCGTTCACGTGGTCGCTGCACATCACCAGCACACGGTCTTTCTTCGGTATTCCCATCCCGTCAAACTTGCGTTTCAGCGCGAGCAGGTCGGCCGTGGTGAACTTCTTGCGCGTGCCGTCGGCGGCTCCCGTAGTCACCAGCACGGGCGAAGTCGTCTTATTGTCGGCGGGCGCGATGGCATGGATGGCTTTCTGCATGCACTTCTCTTTCAGTGCCTCGCGGTGGCGTTCCTGAACGCTCGCCATCTTGTCATAGCTGCAAGCGTGCAGTTCGTCGTCGGTTACAGGCGTGGCCGTGGTGTCGAAGTAGTCCAGCGAAATGGGTTTGTCCGCGTCTTTGAGTTCCTGAATGTTCAGCGGATAGGTGGTGTTGTTCACCAGCACGTCGGGGTCGCCGCCCAGTTCGGTAAAGTGGATAACGTCGTTATCGACGTACTGGTCGTAACTCTTGATGCGGTCATACCATCCGAGGCTTTCGGCGGCCGTGCGGAACGCCTTAATCATTTCACCCGTCCAGATTTCGGTAAACACGGTGGCGCAGGCGCACCCCTGCGGCAGGACGGCACTTGCAAGCAAGCCCGCCACGTTACCCGCCACCGCACCAGCGGCGGGGGAAAAGCCCGCCACGCAGGCGAGCGTCGCACCCGCCGCACTATTCAGGGCGACGGATGCAGTCAAGGCCAGAACGGCCGTAAACAGATACTTGAAAAGTTTCATTGCTTTTGGTTGTTAATTGGTTATTTCTTGGGGATGTCATGCCCGTACTCGGCTTTGTACAGGCGTTCGTAATCCTGCGGCCGTTCCTCGCGCAGTTTCTCCAGCTGGTCTGCGGGGACGTCCGACAGTTTGGCGTAGGTCTTCGGCTCGTCGTCACGCGGCGCGTCGGTCTGGCGGATTACCTCCGTGGGCTTCCTGACGGGCTGCATAAGCGAAAGGGTCGTGCGCAGGCTGTCAATACCCGCGGCCTTGCCGATATTCACGAAATGCTCCTTTTTGTCGGCCGTGATGCGCTTCTCGGCGATTGCGCCGTCCACGACGGCCGTAATGCTGGCAAGCTGGAGCGTCTCCACCTTGTCGGCCTTTTCTTTCAGCAGGCGGAGCGCGCCCACTGCCTCCTGCTCGGTGGCCGTTTCCGACAGGCCGAGCAACTGCAAAAATTCTTTGTTCATGCTTTGAGTTGATTTTTTGGTTTGATTATTATCCTTGCCGTCGGGGGCAGTTCCCGACAGGTCGTCTTTCTTTTCGAGTGCAAGCAGAGGCAGCGCGTCGTTGTCCTCGCCCGCGGCAAGTTTCAGCACTTTGCCGCTGCGGTCGTACAGTTGCAGGGCTTCGTCATTGCCGCCCATGTCTACGATACTGACCTCTTCCAGACGGCAACGGGTGATGGTGCGCCGCGTCTGGCCTTGCAGCAGATGTTCGGGCGCGTCGCTGGTCTCAATGATTTCGATACCCGCAGAGGCCATGCGCAGAAAACCGTTCTCCCACTTGCTTTCTATCTTTTTGGCGAACTCGTCGTTCTGGTCGAAAACGGGCGTGCCGATAAGGCGGTCGCCGTCCGTGCGCAGGTTGTCGATGCGCCCGATGGGCATGGCGTCGCGGTCGAAGCTGCGGCGGTGCATCCACAACAGCAGCGGGTTTTTCTGGAACTGTGTCAAGTCAATGCCTGACGTCAGCACGCGGCCGCCGTAACAGTTCAGGCCGCTGGTGCTTATGATTACTTCTTTTGCCATTTGTCTGTCTTAAAAAGCGGGCGGCCTGAGCCGTGCATGGCACAGCCACCGCCCGCAACTGAAACAATCGTCTTACCTAAAAAATACCATTGTAGCGGGGGCGGGACTCGAACCCGCGACCTTGAGGGAATGAACCTCACGAGCTGGCCATCTGCTCTACCCCGCGATGTTTGATGCTGCAAATTTTCATCTTTCCTGCTGCACGGGCAAAAAGAGTGTAAAACTTTGCATATCTTTTTCTTGCAGTCGCCCGATAGTGCCACTTTTGCAGAAGCAAAAGCCCCGATACGGGGGAATGTTTAATACTTTATTTATGAATGGCAACGAAAAAGGAACTCGAAGAAAAAAAAGAGTATGCACGCCTGCTTTTCATGCAGGGGGAAATGCAAAAGGTCATTGCGGAAAAGGTCGGCGTGTCGGCCGTGACGATTAACAAATGGGTGGCCGAGAACGGCTGGCAGGAACAACGCGCGGCGTCCAACATCACACGCCCCGAACTGGTGAACAAGCTGCTGCACACCATCGACAAACTCATCGAACAGGTAAACGAAAGCGAAGACCCCGAAGCAATGGCGGGGCTGGGCGACAAGCTGGCGAAACTTTCAACGACCATCGAACGCCTCGACAAAAAGGCGTCCATCGTGGACGTGATAGAGGTATTCATGGCGTTCAGCAAGTGGATGCAGTTCCGAATGTCGTTCGACGACGGGATTACCCCCGAACTGCTCAAAACCATCAACAAGTATCACGACCTGTATATCAGTGAACTGTTACAGAACAAATTCAACCAGTAGCCTATGGCTTCAAAAGCGGAATTAAGGGAGGCGGTCGAAAGGTGGCAGAAGCACTGCGAGACGGTGCAGCAGGCCACCGTGGTGAATACCGCGGAAACGGAAAGGGAGAAACTGGCGCGTATCAGGCGTGTGCGTTCCGACTATGCCGCGTTCGTGGATTATTATTTTCCGCACTACACCGTGAATCCCGAAACGGGAAAACAGACGCCTTGCGCGCCGTTCCATATCAAGGCGGCGAACAAGGTGCTGAAAGAACGCAACCTGAAAGCGGCGTTCAAATGGCATCGCGGCGCGGCAAAGTCCACCCATCTGGATATTTTCATACCCATGTGGCTGAAATGTCAGGAAACGCGCCAGATTAACGTCATGGTGCTGGTGGGCAAAAGCGAGGACAACGCGAACACGCTGCTGGCCGACATACAGGCGGAATTGCAGTTCAACCAGCGGTATATCCACGATTTCGGGCAGCAGTACAACAACGGTTCATGGGAAGAGGGCGAGTTCGTGACAAAGGACGGCACGGCATTCTTCGCACGTGGACGCGGGCAGTCGCCGCGCGGTCTGCGTTACAGAAGCCACCGACCCGACTACATCGTCATTGACGACCTCGACGACGACGAACTGTGCGAAAGCCCCGCACGCGTCACCCGTCTTACAAATTGGGTGAAAGAGGCTCTGTTCGGCGCGCTGGACGGCGGACGCGGACGCTTTATCATGGTGGGCAACCTCATTTCAAAGAACAGTGTGCTGGCCAACTTCTGTGCTATCGACGGGGTGCATGTGTCACAGGTGAATATATGGGACAAGGACGGTAACGTGTCATGGGCGGCCAAATGGACGCCCGAAGAAGTGAAAGCCATCGAAAGGTTTCAGGGGTATCGCTCGTTTCAAAAAGAGTACATGAACAACCCCATCACCGAGGGGGCGGTATTCCGTCAGGACTGGATTAAATGGGCGACACGTCCCAAATGGAAAGAGTTTGAGGAATTTATCCTGTATATCGACCCCGCATGGAAAAGCAGCGTTAAGAACGACTACAAGGCGGCAAAACTGTGGGGAAAACGCAAAACGCAACTGTGGCAGCTGCGCGCGTTCGTCAGACAGGCGACCATTCCCGAAATGGTAAGGTGGTGTTATGACCTGTTCGAGTGGGCGCAGGAAACGGGTATCGCGATAAAGTTCTACATGGAGGCCAATTTCATGCAGGAGGAAATTCTAAAAGATTTCAAGACGGAGGGTGATTTGCGCGGCTACCAGTTGCCCATTCTGGGAGACAAACGCAAAAAGCCCGACAAGTTCCTGCGTATCGAAAGCAGCGCGGCAAACTGGGAACGCGGCTTTGTCTATTATGACGAAAGCCAGAAACAAGACCCCGACATGCTCGCGGGACTGGAACAGACTCTCGCGTTCCAGAAAGGGATGCGGGGGCACGACGACGCGCCCGACGCCGACGAGGGCGCAATATCACTGCTTCAAAAGCACTCACGGATTAGTAGTTTCACTCCGTCGTTCGGCAGACGGAATAATGCAAAAAATGTATCATGGTAAGAAAGTATTTCAAAGCACTTGTATTTGAATGGCGGTTGAAACGCGCCAAGAAAAAAGCGGCCTGCGACGCCGCACTGTACGGGAAAAAGTTTCTGGTGGTCGTGTTCGGCGGAAAGCCTGTCGTGGTTTCCATGCAGGGCATTAAAAAGCTGATACGGCAGCACCGTTTCGCAAAGGGGTTCACGGCCGAGAAAGCCGAAAAATGCGCGCTGTACGTCGCCATACCTGACAACTCAAAAAAGCAGACGCCATGTTCCTGACGATTGAAGACTACCAGACCGTGTGCGACAGTTTCGAGTTCGAGCAGGTGACGGCCAGCGAAACGGAACGCCTCAAGGCGGAACGGGCGGCAATGGAGCATATTTGCAGCTACACCCGACACCGATACGACATGCGGCAGGCCTTTGCCGCCGAGGGTGAGCAGCGCAACGCCATGCTGGTGCAGTGCATGGTGAACATCACCCTTTGGCTGATGATTCACCGACAGCCGCAGAACATGGGACACGAAAGGCGCGAATGCCTGTACAATGATTCGGTGAAATGGCTGCGCGACGTCCAGAACTCCAAAGCGTCGCCAGACCTGCCAACATATACAGGCACGGACGGGGAAACGGATGCACACAACCCCGTCCGTTACGGCTCTATGCCTCCGAACAGATACGATTATTAAACGGTATTTAATCACTAATTAAATGGACTTAATCAGTAGCATTAAACAGGCTTTCACGCGGCGCACATACACCGAGGCGGACATGGACAGGCTGATACGGTTTGCCAAAAGCAAACAGGGGCTTAAACTGACCGCGCAGCTGATGCAGCAGACCGACAGCCTGACAAAGAAAGATATTGCGACATGGCGGCAGGCATGGCAGGCCGCCATAAGCATAGACACGCCGAACCGCGCGCGGCTGTACGACATTTATACCGACTGCCTCGTGGATCTTCACTTGACGGGATGTATCGGACAGCGGAAAGGAAAGACGCTGCAAAAGGATTTCCGACTGGTGGGAAAGGACGGAAAGGAAAAGGCGGACGCCACCAAACTGCTGCAAAGGGAGTGGTTCAACGATTTCTGCGACCTCGCGCTGGACAGCCGTTTCTGGGGGCACAGTCTCATACAGCTGGGCGACATCGTGTCGGACGAGAACGGGATGCGCTTCGAGGGCGTGGAAATTGTACCGCGCAAACATGTATGCTCCGAATACGGGGTAATTACGCCAGAACCCGCCGCCGACTGGCGCACGGGCATACCGTACCGCGACGGGGATTTGTCCCTGTGGTGTGTGGAGGTGGGAAAGCCCAAAGATTTGGGGCTGCTCCTAAAATGCGCCCCGTCCTGCATAAGCAAGAAAAACATGCTGGCGTTCTGGGACATGTTCGGCGAGATATTCGGCGCGCCCATGCGCGTGGCGCGTACCAACACAACCGACGAGGCCGAACGCCGACGCATTGAGGGGTCGCTGGACAGGATGGGCGCGGCGTTCTGGGCGTTGTTCCCCGAGGGCACGGACATCGAAATTAAGGAAAGCAGCCGCGGGGATGCCTACAACGTCTATGACAAGCGCGTGGACAGGTGCAACAGCGAACTGTCCAAAGGCACGCTGATGCAGACAATGACCATCGACAGCGGTTCGTCCCTGTCACAGTCGGAAACGCACCTTGAAATTTTCGAGGACGTGGTAAAGGCCGACGCGAAGATGGTGGCGAACGTCGTAAACGACAAGCTGCTGCCGCTCATGGCACGGCACGGTTTCCCCGTGCAGGGGCTGACGTTCCAATGGGACGACGCCGCATCGTTCAGCCCCGCCGAAAGGCGCGAGGAGGAACGCCTGCTGCTGGAATATTACGAAATTGACCCGCAGTATTTCGTCGATAACTACAACATCCCCATCACGGGCGTGCGGCAAGCAAAAACACAGCCTGACGCTTTTTTCGGGTAAGCCCCACGAGTGTGGGGCTGCGCAGGGGGTACAAGGCTTTCAACGCGGCGTTGCGTTCGCTTTACGGACGTGAACTGCTGACGCTGGCCGAGGGCGGGCGACCGTTTGACTTCGACGACGCGCTGTTTGACGAGGCGGCAAAAACGGTGTACCAGAACGGGGGATTTGATGTTTCATGCCTGACAGAACCGCAGGCGCAGGCTCTCATTAACGAGACGCTGCGCGTGATTGATACGGCCGTCAGCAGCGCGCTGCCCCATGAAGTGCCCGACACCATACGTTACGCCCTCGAAAACAACGCTTTTGTGTTTTCGGGATTTAAGACATTCCACGCGCTGCGTGAGGTGGGGCTGTCCATGCTCACGGAAAAGGGCGACATCAAACCGTTCGGGGAGTTCCTGACGGACGTAAAGCAGATAAACGCGCAGTACAACCACAATTACCTGTACGCGGAATACAACCACGCGCTCGGGGCGGCGCAGATGGCGGCCAAATGGCACGACTTCGAGCAGGACGGCGACCGTTACAACTTGCAGTACCGCACGGCGGGCGACGACAAGGTGCGCGAGGAACACGCCATATTAAACGGCACGACACTGCCGCCGTCCGACCCGTTCTGGGACATGTTCCTGCCGCCGAACGGCTGGAACTGCCGATGCACGGCCGTACAGGTGCGAAAGAACAAATATCCCGCCTCAGACCCCGAACTGGCCATGAAGCGCGGGCAGAACTGCACGGAGGGGGCGAAAAAGGCCATTTTCAGGTACAACGCTGGAAAATCACTGCAACTGTTCCCGCCAAAGCACCCGTATTTCAAAGCACCTGCAGAGGCAAAACAGGTCATCGAACAGGTGACGCATGAAGCCATCAGGGAGAAACGCATCCGCGATATGGTCGAGGAACTGCCCGACAACCTGACGCCTGACGAAAAGCAGGCCATTGCCGCACACAACCTTGAAATAGAAGAAGCCCTGAAAATAACAAAGGGAAAACCTATGACCGTCGAGCAGGCAGACCAGCAGCACGCCAATCCGAACTATGGCAAGAAATACGAATACAGCATCAACTGCCAGACCTGCGCCCCCGCTTATGTATTGCGGCTGATGGGCTTTAACGTGACCGCAAAGGCAAACACCAAAAACTCGTTGTCGGAATACCTGTCACGCCAGCGTTCGTTCGAGGCATGGAAGAACACGGACGGGTCGCCAGCCGTGCCGACGCTGACATACGACTGGATGATAGCAAAGGGATATAAACAGATGTCGAAAAAAAGATATGCTGAATATTTCGAGGAATGCTGCAAGGAGACGGGCGTATATATACTGACTATCGGCTGGAAAGGCGGAGGGGGACACGCAACTGTCCTGCAACGTTTTGAAGACGGTACATTGAAGTATATAGAACCGCAGGTTTACAGTGAGAGAAGCGGGGCGAAAAGGAGCATTGACGAACTGTGCGAAAGCGGGGCGACAAAACCCTACCCCAAAAGAGGCGTGCTGCGTGTTGATAACAAACTGTTCGACACTAAATTTGCATCAATCTTTGACAAGTAAACGGATAATGCCCAATGCTTCAAAGCCCGTTACTTCGGTGGCTTTGCCGTCTTTGAAAAGGTAGATGTAAGGGAAGCCCGTATCGGTGTCCTCTGGGAAACGGAACAAAAAAGCGTCTTTGCCCTTGTACTTACCGAGGTAGTCAAAGGCATCGCCGTAAAGGTCGATCAGACTTTTTGCGGCACTCTTTATTTGTTCAGGCACTTTCATATCGGCAAAAATACGAATTATTTTTTGTTTAACTATAAAAATAACACCCAAAATGATAGACGGGGAACAACTTAAAAGAAACATATTGGACGATATGCGCGTGGAACTCTCCGACGAGTTCGACAAGAACTTCGACCGAAAGGCGTTTTTTACAAAGAAATGGAAACGCCGAGCCAACCCCAACGCGAAAGGATCGCTGCTGATGGTTACAGGTACAATGCGCCGAAGCATCAAGGCGGAAGTAAGAGGAAACGGTGTGCGGTTCACGTCCGCCGTGCCATACGCAGCCATACACAACGAGGGCGGAACTGGAACAAAGCCTGTGCGGCAGCATACCCGAACCAGCAGAAAGGGAAAACAATACACGGTAAAGGCGCACACACGGAAATTCACCATGCCGAAGCGTCAGTTTATAGGTGACGGCAAACGGACGCAGGAAATAATAAAAGGCGTTATCGCGGATAACGTCGCGGATTTCAACATGCAACTGTCTAAATTCATAAGGAAATGAGAAAGCAGATTTTTCAGGCAATCTGCACACGTCTTACCGAGCGCGTGCCAGATATTCAGTTTATAGACCTGTGGAACAACAACGTCCAGACGCTTAGCGGCGGCGCGGTATGGCCTTTGCCTGCCGTGTTCGTGGAGTTCGAGCCGATAGAGTGGCGGCAGCAGAACAACGGTGCACGGCGCGGAGACGTGGCCGTACGCCTGCATCTGGTGACGCGAGCCGTCAGCACACACGGGGCGAAAGACCCGAAAATGTCCGACGCGTTGGGGTTTCTTGATTTGATAGACCAGATAAACGCCGCCATGCAGGGATTGAGGGGGTATAACTTTTCAGGCTTCCAGCTGACCACCTCGGCGACCAACCATGACCACGCGGAACTGATGGAGAGCGTCGAGCGGTACACCGCCAGCGCACAGGACATCACGGCAGTGCCGAAAGCCGCGAAAGTGACGGGGATTGCCCCGACGCTGCGGAAAGGGTAAGAAAAAGCCCCGCGTTCAGGTCGCGGGGCTTTCATTGAGTGCATCCCATAAAGTGAGTTGCTGCGGCTGCTGCACGGGCGGAGGCGTCGGTATGCCTAAATAATTCAGGTAGGTGCGATAGCAGATTTTGAACTTTGGAAAAATATGCTGCCGCCATACGGCCTTGTAACACCGCGCCTGATTGCCGCTTTCATAGTGCTGCTCGGTAATGGCGCGAACCATCCTTACACGCTCTATGGTACTTTCGTGGTGTTTTCGTTTCTCCATCTGCTTACTTTTTACTACCTTTGCAAACGTCCTTTTACAAAGGCTTTGCGCTGGCTCGCTGTTGGTTAAGTTTGGCAGATGGAGCTGGCGCGGCTTTTTATTCCACGTCGGTCATGCCGAGCGGAATATTCACCCAAGCACCCTTTTCGTTTTTGTATTCAGCACGAATGTATTTCTTTGTCGCGGTGGGCTGGTAGCTTTCCTCGATGATTTGCACACCCTCGATAAAACGCTCGTTGCCCGTTTCCTCGGCCATCTTACGAAGCTGGAGCACACGGCTGGCCTTGATGTTCCCGCTCTGGTCACGGGAAAGCAGACGCAGCACGGCATTCACAAGGGCTTTGCTCGTTTCGTCTTTGGCAAGGCTTTCAATGTATGCCTTGACCATTGCGATGCCGTCCTCCACCGTGTCACGGTAGCCGTCGATGGTGTTCACGCCGAGGGTAAGACGCAGTTTGCTGTCGCTGGTGGTAAACGTGTGGCTGCGCTGGTCGTCTTTCGTAAGTCCCAGCACCTCCGACTTCATTTTCAGAATGGCGTCAAAGTTGCCGAAAACGGTATTTTTAACCGTCTTGATTTGTTCGCTCAACTCTTGGAGGACGGGCAGCGTGGTACGCAGTTCATCGTCCACCATTGAGGCGTAGTTCTCACGCTGCTGCTTGCGCTGTGCCGCAGCTTCTTTCTTTTGCTTTTCTGCGCGGTACGCCTCGAACTCTTGGCGTTCTTCCGCGGTCATTGTTACATTTTCCATATTAAACGGATTTTGAAGTTATTAAAAAGGGATTAAATGCTGTTTAATCGTTGTCAAAATGCTGGTAAATATCATCGGCGTATTCGGCCATGTCGGCCTGCGTTTGCGCCCATTCGGCAAGTTCCTGCATGAATGCCGCGTATTCCTCGCTTCCCATTTCGACGGTGCGCTCCCTGATGGCGCGCTGAACGTCTTTCATTACTGTACTGCTCATGTTTAATTTTTATTACTATATCATTGAATTGCTTTGCTGTCATGGCAAAAACACGACACGCCTGCGCGAACTCTGAAAGAGACGCCGCACACTCGCGGGCGGCTTTTGCGTCAATTTCCCATTGCCTCATAAACTACGGATTTGATGGTTTCCACTCGATTGTTATCACGGCATCGAGTTTACCGCTTCCGTTACACACGGGGCAGTCTTTTTTCACACACTCCCGCTGATGTTCACCCCAAAAGAAGCCGTTACCGTGGCAATACCTGCACGAATGGCCGTTGCTGGTAATGGTTTCTTTCATGTTACCAACCCCGATATATTCAGAGGGCGTTACTTTGATTATATCACTTTTAGCACTCATATTTTTCTTATATTGTTAATGTATCTATGCCCTTCGGCAGTTGGACGATAAACGACATCACCGAATGGTCCAGCTGATTTTGTCAATAAACCGTTTTTTACCATTTCTTCTAAATCATCGGAGGGTTTACTATAACCACCCCATCCTTTTTTGCAGATATTTCCTAAATGAATAAGCTGCATCTTACTTAACTTTATATCCATTTGATTCATATTTACATCTGTTATGAATTAGTGTAAACACCTTCATCACAATTCTCAATGCGTGACTGACATTCACTTACTACCTCTTTTAAAATCTCCGCACACTCTTCATTTGAGTAGTTTTGCAGCAATTCATCAATATGCTGCATTATATCATTTACTTCCATACGCTTTCTTTGCCATTTTATTGATTAACTTTATTGTCTTATCACTCAATTTGCCATTAGCCGTTGTTACGTGCTGAATGGACTTATGTAATTGGATTCTATTCATATCTAAATTGTTTGAAACATATTGTACTGAAAATCATATCCCAATGCCCGCAACCGTTTCTCCTGTACCGCGCTGCGGTTCTGGCCGTCCTCTGGAAGCACGGCCACCCGTTGTTCGCGGTTGAACTGGTAGCCTTTCTTCCGCATCTGGTAACGCAGGTTGCGTTCCTTACGCATTTGCTTGTCTTCCGTTCCCATGACCTAATAATGTTTGCATAAGCAGGGCGTCGGCTATATCATTCACCGCCTGCGCGTCTTTTACTTTGTTGTTGAACGCGGCCACCAGATTGCGCAACCTTTCACGCGGTATCTTGTTAAAATCCGTGTGCCCCGTGGCACGGCAGGCAATGCCTTTAATCACCGTGGCGTTGCTTTCTTTGCCCGTGGCTTTGAGGTAGCCACCAATGGCGGCCATTACACGCTTGCGCAGTTTGTCCATTTCACCCGCGCCCGTCTTTTCGTTCGCCTGTGCCGAAAGTTTGCCGCACACGTTTATCAAATCGTGGGTGTCCATGTCGCGACTGCTTTCAACCCCGTAACTTTCCACGATGGCGCGTTTCTCGGCATCGGTCAGTCCCAACACGCTGCAAAGAGTGTGGAACTTCTTCAAAATATCCCTGTGGATTTTATCCATCGTCTTGTTTTCTGCCATATCCTTTTACATTTTATCAATCCAATACTCCTGTGCGCCTGCCTCCCATATCACGAAGTCCGCGCCGCCCTCGCCGAGGTCGGCAACCTCGTAACGGGTAGTAACGAATGCCTTGTAACCCTCCACGCGTATTTTTATCTCACTGTCATAGCGAATATTCTGCGCCATCATGCCTTTGGGCTGGCCTGCCTTTTCATGACTGATGAAAATGAACAGCTTGTCGGGGAACTCGTCACGCAAAGTCTGGTACTGATCCATATTGAAACGCCTTAAATAATGCACGCTGTCAATCACAATCACGTCAGGACTTTGTTTCTTCTTCAAACGGGTACACAGTTCTTTCAACTGTTCTTTATTCAGCAGGATAATACGATTGCCGACTTCCGCCATGCCCACACGTTCCCATGCCTTTTGCAATGACAGGCTTAAACCCTGTTCCAGACTGTTGTATGCCACGCGGCGAAAGCGGGTAAGGTACTTGCAGACCTGCATCACAAAGGTGGTTTTACCGCAACCGCTGCCGCCGTAGATTATCCACGCGCCCCGCAGTTCTGGCCGCCCGAAGCTGGCAAGAAACGCCCCGTCAAAGTCGGCCACCTCAAATTTTGCCGTCAGCACGTTTTTATTGCTTATCGCCCGTCCCATAGGTATTACGCTTTTATTTCCAGATAATAATCCATCCTTGACCAACCGCCAGCAGCGTGAACTGATTTAATCAAATAGGACATTTCACCATTAGTCAGAGTGGTAGATATAATCTTATCCCGCCTATACTCTATACGACCACAACCTTTTATGTTGATGTTGCCCCATTCATTTCTATCCAAAACCGAGGTAACAAATTCTTCTACTGTGCATTCCTGCGTCAAGAAAACATCGTATGGTGCAGTTTCATCACCTCCTGTACAGGCAGTTTGTCGAAAAATCAATTCAATCATTTGTTTTCCTCCTTTTGTAAAGCCCAAATAGCACGTTTTACACGGCGCAAATCACATTCGCAGTCCTCTACTATGCGGTTGATGGCGTTCGTGGCTGTAATGCCGTTCGCCACGCAAATGGCGGCTATATCTTCACTGTTCACCACCTGCAACTCCACGAACTTGCGCCCCATGCGGCTGTAAATTTCCTCGTACCCCTTGCGTTTGGTGCGCAGCCCTTTTTTAATGCGCTTCTCCAAAAAATTGGTGGCGCAAAGGATGATGCCGCAGTGTCCCTCCAGCTGGTTGTAAAGACTGATAAAGAAATAAAGCACCTGATCCGAAAGTTTGTCGGCCTCGTCAAGCACCACAAGCGGGTTTTCCTTGCGTTTGAGCGTGTCGATGATGTCGTCCATCATATCCGACACCGTGCTGCCCGTGAAGTCCACGCCCATACATTGCAGCAGCTTGCCCATGAACGTGCGGCGGTTCCAATATTCGGAGCAGCAGAGGTGGTAAACATGGCGGTGCGTGGCGGCGTAGTTCTTTATGGCTTCCGTCTTACCGCAGCCAGCGTCACCCGTAACGGCCAACACAAGGCTGTCCTCGCGGGCATTGTCAAGCAGAAAGCCCATGCGGCTGTACGCGCGTGTTTCAGCGATGCGCCACGCTTTTGCCTCGTGTCCCGTCTGGGCGGCTATCGTGCGCCACATTTCCTCGCTGATGGTGTCCCAATCACCTGCCAGCACCTTGCTGACAGTGGCCGCGCTTACGCCGTTCATACTGTTGGCCGCCTTGTTCTGGCTGCCTTTCTGCACGCAGTAGTCTTTAAGACGTGCGGCAATCTGTTGTTTTCCGTCCTTTTGCATCTTATTTCGTTTTAGAAAATTGAATAATCGTCTTTATCCGAAGCGGCCGCGCCCTGCGGTATCAGGGGCACTTCCACCGTCTTGACCTCTACCGCCTCCACGTCAATGGTATTCAGGCGTTTCTGCGCTTTCGGCAGTTTGTGCTGCCCGCGGCTGTCACATATTAGCAGGCGGTTGAGGATATTGTCCTGTGCAATAACGGGCTGCGCCTTTTCATAAGCCAGCGCGAGGCGTTCCGTTACATGTTGTTCCAGATGCCTGTTGAAGTCCTGCACCTGTTGAAGTGCGGCCGCGTCGCCCTCCTTGCGGTCGGCAAGTGCCATCGGCTGCACGTATTTTTCTGTCAGCATGAAGCGCAGCGTGCCGTCTTCACTTACTGCCAGCACCTCATGCAGATTATCGGGGTCGTATTTCACCGTCCAACGCCTGCCTGCATACTGACGGAAACGCACGTCGAAACAGTCATAATCGCGTTTCATGCCCAAAAGTGTAGGCCGCAGGCCGCTGCCCTCGATGGCGTTCTTGTGGCCTGTTTCCGCACCGAAATTCAGCAGGTATTGTTCGCGGCTTAACGGCAGGCGGCGTTCCGCGGGCAGGTTCTCCATAAGTTTGCGGAACTGTTCTACCTTGCGTTGGCGTTCCATCTGCATGATGCGGTCTATCTGTTCACGCACACCCGCTTCGTCGGGGAAACTGTGCCGCAGCATGTTCAGGGCTTCACTGTTTGGCTGCTTGCTGGGGTCGGTGGTTATGCCAAAGCCCGACCAGTTGTTGAACAGCTTGCAGTATGTCTTATTCAGGTAGCCGAAATAAGGCTCTACCACTTTGGCCTTTGCATTCTTTACGCGGGCAGGCGTCAGTTTGTCGCCCATCACGTTGTAAAGCGGGGTCATGGCCTTAATGCCGTAGTGGTCGCACTGTATCTGGTTTGCCCGAAGCATGACCCCGAAAAGTTCCTCGCTGTGTTTGGCCGCGTCGCGCAGGGCTTCGGCTATAAGTTCGGGCGTTTCGTGTGTACCCACGGCATAGCCTATCGGGTAGTTTACACAGGGGTCAAGCACCACCTCCAGCGTCAGGCGGTTATGGTATGTCGTAACGCTGCGGCCTTTACTGTCGGTTTTCGTTGTCTGGTAAAGCAGTTCCACGTCCCAACCGTCAAGCGTCCACATGAGGAACGGAGCGGTCGGTCTGGTGCGCTTCACCTGCATGGATTTCGTGTTGCGGAAATTCGTACTGCCCAAACGGCCTGCCGCTGTCACCAAGTCCAATTTTTCACGCCATTTTGCCACCGTGCTGGGGGTTATCGCTTTCCAGCCCTGCTGCTTCGCCACGGCATTGTATAAATTGGCTATCGCCACATTGTCGAGGTTGTTGTGGTGGCCGATAAGCTGCACAAGCACGCTTTCTTTTACATCGTCGTCCACCTTTGCGGCGTTGATATTCTGGAACTTCTTGCTGATGAAACACACATACCCATCATGCAGGTATTCGTTAAACTTACGTTGCAGGCGGCGGTCGCTTTCAGGCAGGGAGTGCGGGAAACGGTCGGCCAGACGTGGCAGGGCTGCCGCGGCCTTGCGCCAGAACTCCGTCTTGTTCAGGCGCGGTTTGCTCTGACGTAGGCGGTGGCTGTTGCTGGTTTCGATACACTGCCGAAAAGCGTTCATGATGGCGCAGTTGTTTGAATATTCCGCCTGCTTTTCGGTGGTGAGGTGGCGACCGTCGGCCAGCACATAGTCCGCGTAAAACTGCATGGCCTGTCCGTCGGGGATGATTGTGTCCATAAAAGGCTTGCTGTCGGCTTTTTCCTGTAAGTCGGGATAACGGCGGTAAACCTCCGTGCGATATTTCAGTGGCAGGCTTTCAACGGCAAACAGCGCGGGTGTCCCATAACAGGCACGTTGCACCTGCTTGATTTGCTTACGACGGCGCAGATTTTTCACTGTGTCCTCCGTCATAATACCAGCAATCAACTCGGTATGACTTATACAAAGCGTGTTACCGTAATATTCCATCACTTACATTGCTTGCGCTTCCGCTTGTATGGCAGGAAACTGGTTTAACATTACGTTTTTGTAGTTCTTCACTGACTTGCCGTCTTTGATGATGTCCACCCGTCCCGTGTTCTTGTCGCACTCCATCATTACGCCATTTGGGAAATACTGACGCATATAGCCGTCAGCATCGTGCATCGTTTCCATTGCAGGGGAGGCTATCATTAGAATACCTCCGCGCTGCTGTGCCAGATGGCGGATTTTCCGTGCCCGTGGGCTATCACCCCCACGTTCAACAAAAGTCAGTGCCCGCCATACCGCTATTTTAGTAGTCCTGAAAGTCTTAATCAGGAACTCGCGGTTTTCTTTCGTTACTGCTATGTACTTTTCCATATTACTATTTATTTCAGGTTAGCATTGATATACTGTACATCCTCTTCCCAAAGAGGAAGCCCCATTTTGATTTTTCTGGTTACAACTTCCTTTTGCCCGACTAATTTCACTGCCTTATTATAAAAATCAGTGTCATTATACGCGCTGGCTTTACCTATAAGAAACTCTGCAAGCTCTTCCCGCTCTTTCTTTACAGCCTTTTTCAAAAAACTAAGCTCTGCATCCATGCCACCAACACGTCTGCCGACTTCTTTCAAACATTGGCGTAATTCGATATGATCGTTAGCTCCGTCATAGGCACACATGGCTTTCATTTCTTTACAGAACTCGTCCTTATCCATATTTCCAGCAGCTATGTAGAGATTCTCCACAAAATGATAATCTTCTGCCGTTATCAGTCTTCGTGTCCTGTCTTCAAATTCTTTCTGTGTCATTGTCCTTTTACTTTTAGGGTTTAACATTCTGCCGCCTCGGCTTTTTTTCGTATCTTTGGCGGCTGTGTTATAAGTTTCACGCTGCAAATATCGTGATTTCTCACGAATATACAAATAAAATGCGTGAGAAATTTCGATTTTCTATAAATTATACATGTATGGACGAAACAATTCACGATAGGATAGGGGCATTAGTCCAAGAATATGGAGATGGCAAAAACACTGTATTTGCCAATAAAATAGGCATAAGTGAGGGAAATATACGTGGTTATATCAAAGGCATCATGCCAAAGGCTGATGTTCTTGAAAAAATCGTGAGAACTCTCGATGTAAATGCAATGTGGTTACTCACGGGAATAGGACACATGCGCGTAAGCAATTTAGATATAAATGCACCTGTACTTGTTTCTGACAATGACAGGCTTGCTCCTATATTGCAACAATTCGATGTATTTATTCAAAAAAAAGACGCACAGATTGTACAGCAAGCAGAAGAAATTGGGCGGTTAAAAGAACGAGTTTCTCAACTTGAACGGGGAAAGGGAAAAAATGCCTCGGATGTCCCGACTTCTGGCGTTGCAAATGTCGGATAACAGTGATAAATATCTTGCGCCGCTGATATGCCCCTTTATATGCCCCATATATGGGTACTTTCTTAGGAATCATGCTGTTTTTTCATTTTTTCGAGGGGAAAATACGCCTTAAACGGTTATAATCAACAACTTAAATAGATTATAGCCGCTATTTTTCCTATATACAAAAAGGAATTAAAGGGGTAGATTTTCACGAAAAAGCCGCTTTTATATAGTCGTTTTTGCTCTTTTGGGGGAGTATTCACCATACACGCAGACACCCCAACTGACACCCCAACTGACACCCCAACCTCGTTTTTTCAAACGAAACGTACCGTTTTATCTCCTACCCTACCCGACCATTTACCACCTCAATTCTACCATTTCCCAAAGCCCATTTCACGGGTGATTAAACGCCCGTTAAAGGGTATTTTTCCGCACTTGCTGTCTCGCCACTCCCCTACCCTCCCCAACGCCCCAAAAACAACAGGCGACACGGCTAAAAAACCCATTTCACGCCGTTATTGCTCGTTTGCAGTGGTGTACTCACCAGACAAAAGAAAGCGGCCAGAAAGCCCCCAAAAGCCATCTGACCGCCCATGCGATTAAAGCAAATTAAACCTGATGCAAAGCCGCATTAAACACCTGCTTAAACACTTTGCCCTCGTTCTTAAAGCAAAACTAAACTAACTTAAACCTTTTGTGCGTTTCGTTTTCCAGCCCTCCACCCTACTACCATCATCTACTTACCGAATTATCAAAGGTTTACGCATTCAAACGCTCTTCATACTGTTGTACGCTTCGTTTTCATGCCCATATTATCCCACCACAGAAAGGAACTTAAGCCTATGAACAAGCACTGCGGCATCATCGGACGGATGATGCCGCAGCCTGCATAAAAACAAACGAGGTTATGCTTTACCGTGTACCGGCACCATGCTGATGGTCGCGGACAGGACGCAATGTAAAGCCGTAAGCGTTGTTTGTGGGATAAATATTGCCGACAGGATGTTCTTTTTTGGTATTGTTTCTATAATCAATAGAGAACAACAAGCAACTAGAAGTTTCAATTTTCGTATCTTCGTTTCTGGACCAAACAAAACCAGAAGTTGCGATAAACGTCAATTTGGAATGAGCCGGCCATGTTCCTGCCTCCACTTTACGTTCCCTTATTCCCATATCTCTTAATCCTGTAGCAGGAAACTCAAATTCTTTTTTATTAGCATCTTTTATCTTCCAAAGTATCGTTCTACCATCTACCTCCTCTGTTTTCAATTCACCATGCAAATCTGCTATACCTATCTTATCATGGCCTCCATATTTTTTCGAGAATGCAGAGAAAGCAGTAGGAGGCGGAATCTTGTACCCGGCTGGAGACGGATCGTATATTGTTTTAAAAACATATATATTATTAGGGAAATTAGGTGCTTCGTCTGTGCCATTTATCCCATTTTGATTTAACTGTGAATTCCAAAAATTCATAATAGTCTGTTGATCATAGGCTTGGGTACCATCATGCCAATGACGTCGCAAACGATTATCTACACCACCATTATCAGTATCAGATTGAGGGCGTTTATGTATAAAAAACTCATTAGGATATTTGATACCATCACCTATAGGCCTGCCACTTTCCGATGCAGTAAATCTATACTGCTTAGTAGAATAAAACATTTTATTTAACATGTCCAATTCTTCTGAATAAGCACCGTTTCCTATGACTTCACTATTATATACCCCCGGTAGCATCGGGTCTTTACGTCCCCATTGATAATATGTATTATCTCCAGCTATAGATGCTACTATCTCCGGCTGAACAAAGGTAAATACTCCCTCATCAGGTTGAGGTATTCCGGCTGATTCACTTCCAAAGTTTTTTACTATTTGTGAACTACCATCGGGCATAGTCACCTTAAAACGCACATAAATATTTCTTGCTTCATTCGTACCATGAGAATCGCAATAACCTAGATTACAAGGTGCGAACCAGAAATTTTGACCTTCCTCATTTTCAGAGCTTGCCATCTGAGGGGTGCTCCAATCACTAGAAGTAACCCATATATGCCAACTCCATAAAATATTACTGCTATCATCGCGCACGGCAATCACAGCATTACCTTGGTTTATAGTTTCTTTACCTATGTAAAAACCGACCCATTGTTCGCCGTTTTGTTCTATCAATTTAACATCAGCCACAAGATCTGGACTATCCTGCCATACAATTACAGCATCTTTTACATTATCAATTTTCCCACTTGTTACATTTTGATTGTTATGATTCTTAAAATTTTTAAGAATAAAACCTTGTACATTTGGATCTTCTTCTTTATGCTTGTCACTAGGCATATAAGTATAAGCCCTTTCATTATTGGCATCATTTCGATAAGTATTACCATAATAAGCTGGAAATTTATAATAACCAGAAGAATTCACAATATAACAATTGGCACTTTCCTTCTGGTCTGGAAAAAGAGAATTCTCCACCAAATCATAATATACCTCCTTAGTGCCCTTTTCTATCAAATTAAATTTTTGATTAAAAGTTTGAAAGATCGGCTGCGGAGACAAATGAATAGCCCCTTTTTTATACGAATCAGTCCTATTGGACCGAACTTCTTCCGAAGATGCAGAAATCCAATTTCCCTTCGTCCAAGTTTGTTGTTCATCAACTGAATACTCTATAGAAAAAGATTCAAGTCCAGGTACTGTTACTTCATTTCCCGTACTCTCTCGTATCACCTGCACAGATGCGCTTATTTCCACACCTGACAAATATCCGCTGACAGGAAAATAAGCATTCTTTTCTTCATTTGTCATTTCCTCACCATAGACTGATTCATTAGGATTCAAGGGATCATCAGCTTCTTTAAATCCTCCATTCGGCAAAACATCCCTGTTTATCTTCCAAGTAACCACCGGCTTCACCACTATTCCTGTGGAATTAATAGAATAGGTAACCATTTTACCC